TTACTAAAGGAATACTGACTTTGTCCCTTAACGTGATTATGGATATTGATACTGCCATCCATTTCATCACCAAGAAGCCTGGTATTGACAGTATATTCATCACCGTAAACAGTATACATTTTTCCTCTTTTGTTTATTACACGACATTTTTCAATAGGACTTTCCGATTCTTCCGTGATAAATTTCTTTAATTCAGAAGAAACAGCTTTTCCATCATTGATATCAACTTCTCCGTAATATTTATAATAATGTTTAGATTTGTTAACGGATTTTTCTTTACCACTTGACCTTATTATATCATCAACGGCAGAATTGTCAATATCGATAAGTTTTATTTGATCCTGCTCAGCCTTAACCGCCGCCTTATAGCTTGCTGTTGTCTTAGCCGCTTGACTGCGTCCATATCCCGGAGTAGCGGTGCGGTCGGGCTTGTATGTAAGCCCGTTTTTCTCACAGTAGCTTTTAAGCTGCTGTTCCTGCTGCTTCAGCTTATATGCTGCCTTGTCAAAGCCTTCTTTGTCGCAGAGAGTGTCAAGAGAGGTACATTCACGCTTTGAAGCTCTGACCTTACGTTCAAGAGCACGTTGGTTGCAGATTTTTTCGTACTGCTTGGCATTTTCCTTTTCGTCATACGGGAAGTAGGTCTGAACGCTGATACCGGGCAGAAACGGATAGATCTGATGACCACAATTTATACCAAGAAGCCCTGCAGGCTTGCCGTATGAGCTTGACCTCCAAGAATAGAATTTTATCCGTTTGCCGTCAAGGTCAGTGGTATAGCCTCCACCGCCATTGCGATTGAATATTTTACCCTGATCTTTAGCACACAGCGGTCTTGCGCCGCTGTGGCTGCTGACTTCGACCAGATCAAGCCCGTATTCGTCCATAAGGGAAAACTGAGTTTCTTTGGCAACGCTTCCTACAGTGGAGCGTATACACATATTAGTGTATGCTTCCGGCGACCAGTTCCGACCGTTTTTATCGACAAAAGCCGGGATACCTTTCTGCGTCATCTCGCCGATACATTCCCGCATGGCACTCTGACGTGCTTCAATTCCGGTAACGACCTTTCCTGTAGCCTTATTCAGACTGTCTATGTATTCCTGCTTGTTAGCAAGCTCGGCAGTACGGTTGATCACCTGCATAGCGGCATTCTTCGCCTTATACTTCATCGTTGTATTTGTAAGGTTCAGGTCTTTTTTTGCCTGTTTTTGAAGCATTTTAAGGCTGTTTAACATATTGCCGGACATTGATGGCGTGGCTCGTCTATCAATAAGCCCCTCCTGCACCATACGTTTTAATCCCGGCGCAAGCTCCTGAATAGCGGAATTTGCCGCTCTCTGAAGCGTAAGCTCCAGAAGCTCGGGCGTTTTTCCTGCATATTCAGCTATCGTTTTTGCGTTCTGCTTTGTCAGCTTGCCAAGCTCGGCGAGCTTCTTCATTTTCCACTTTGCCGTGTCTTCTTCGATTTTTCCTGCAGCAAGATAGGCGGCTATGTTTGCAATAAGATCGGTTTCCAGTCCGACGATAAGGTCGGCTATTCCTTGCGACAACTGCAGTGAAGTCAGCTTATTCATAGCTGTCACCGTCCAGTATGCCGCCGTCTATGTCATTTTCCTTTGCAATACGCTGTAGTTCTTCCTTTGCCGCTTTTTCATCAATGTTCTGTGCGTCCATAATAGCACGGAGCTTAGATTTAAGACCCGACTGCACAAGATTTATGTTGTTTTCAATGCGGGTGTTATCGTCTCCGATAATGTTGTCCTGCCAGTTTACGCTTACGGTGTATTCCTTGCTGCTGCCGTTCGCCGCCTGGGTGAGATTGATTATAACATCTGCGAGGTTTTCTATCACTTCGGTAATTATATTTTTGTTGTTCTGCACCGTGCGCAGAGTGTCCTTTTCATCGGCGGCGACCTCTGTCGCTGTTTTTACTCCGGACGAGCTGTCGAACGACAGCGTTCCGGGAGAAAAGCCGAGTTGCATACCTAGTATATCAAGCAGCCGTTTCAGTGCATCGGTATGCTCTGTCACACGCAGATTCTGCGTATTGTCGATTATATTAAGCTTCTCGGCTTCTTCACATCTTAGTGCCTGGAATGCTTCATCGTTTATGTCAAAGTATCGAACCTCATTGCCGTTATCGTCAAAAAGTGTTTTAATGAGCTCTGACGGTACGATAATACGCTTTTTTCCGAGCATAAATTCTCGCTCCAAGCTATCAAATACAATATCTACCTCTTTGAGAGTATCTATTGCGTTTGCAAAAACCGACAGACCCAGCGGCAAATCAAATACCATGTTGTTGCCGACAGCAGGCTTAAAATACACAAAAATAGGTTTTTTAATGCCTTTAAAAATCACATTTTCGGAGAGCTGTGGGAACAGCTCTGACACAGGGACAACCGTGCCGAGATTTGATTTGCTGTCCGATTTATACAAAACATTTCTGATACTTACGCCCTCATCGGTCAGCGTGTGATATTCAAACAGTTTGTAACAGCATCCATTTTGCACATATTCGTTGCAAAATACTCCCTCAGTTATCTGTCGACCGTTCCACTTCGTCGGGAAAAATCTGTCCGCATTGATATAATTGATGCAGATTTCGCCGTTTTCAATGTACCCCTTAAGGACTCCGCCACCGAGAGCGTATGAGCGGGAAAGGAACTCGGGGAAACGCTCCCAAAAGCAGTTAGCCTCCAGCGTGTCCATAACGACATCGTTATATTCCTTATCACTTACAGCTATATCGCATTGCTCGGAAAATGTCATCGTGGCGAGCTTGTCGCATATTACCTTAGCCATATTAGTCAGGGAGCGGGCACGTTTCTTTTTTTTGATGCCGGTATTTACGACATCCTTCCATGGCGGATTGTTTTGGTATATCCGTTTCGCAGGCTCGATGTGCTTTGAGTAATAGTCTGATATATCTACTATCGGCACGTCCGGGAATGCCTGCTTAATATATGTGTACATCGACATTTACTTTCTCCTTTCTGCATCGAAGACATTGCTCATATAGGCTTCGGTGCTGTATTCCTGTGCATCTAGACTGTCTATGTTTATACTGCCGTCGTCAAGACGGATTTCAGTAGCGGCATTAGGCTTCCATATTGCCGTCTGAAACGCTTCGATTGTATGCTTGCAGTGCGACATGATTTTATATCTGTCAGCCGCAATCAGACGATTATAGAACAATATACGATTGTTGATAGAGCCCTTCCGTGCATTATGAATGTTGACTTTCAACTTTCTTCTCTGAGCGGCAAGGCGCACACCTTTGATCAGTATTTGTTCTGCTGAATCGAGATAAACCTCTGTACATTTCCACCTGCGGCATACACCTTCGATAAAAGTGCAGAAGTCGTTTTCAAGCTCATACGGTGATATTGTTTCTTTACGATAGTATTCGTCAAGCGTTACGATCGACTGAAAGCCTTTAGTGAATCCGGTAGCGTTAAGGGTATGGGCTGATCCGTTTCCGCCAAAGTCACCGCCTATAGTTACGAACATAAGATTGTCAGGAGGCGTATCAATGATGTATCTTGACGGCTTGTCTGCAAACAGCGGATAAATAACACCTTCTGCCGCTACCCAGTTGCCACAAATGAAGCGTTCAAAATAAACACCCGTGTATTCCTTTTTTATCTCCCTGACGTATTCTTCGGGAAGCGTTGTGTTATCATCGATCAGAAATCGTAATACAAGCATATCGACTTTCGGATTGTCGATGTATTCCTTTTTAAGCCAGTGCGTCGGAACATCCGGGTTTGTTGTAGCAATCAGCTTTGCGCCCTTGACCGACAAACGTGACAGGAGCATCGAAAAAAAGTCATTAGGGAATAGCGTCAGCTCATCGCAGTACGCTCCGCCAAGTGTCATGCCTCGTATCTTATTCTCCGACTTTGCGTCATTCGCTCCCTCAAGAAGAATTTTTCTTCCGAATAGTTTGCCCTCTTTGGTAGATAGCGAATACTTGAAGTTGTCTTCTCCGACAAGCTCCTGCAGTAGCATCAAACAGTTACGTTTTAATGTTTGCAACGTTTTTGCCGACATCAGATAGGCGTAATCGGTAGGGCGGTCTGCTATCCAGAATGCCCAAAGAATAAGCGATATCCATGTCTTGCCGCTACGGACGGAGCCTTCAAGCAGATTAAGTCGGTGTAGTTTGTTGTGCTTTAGCAAACTCATCAGCTCCTGCTGTTTAGCTGTAAATATCAATTCATTTGACATTCTTCATAGCCTCCAGTATAGCGTCAAGCTTGCCTGCGCCGTCTTCCGATATAGCAACCGGAGCTTTGCTGTAAGTATCGCCGGCTTTGTTCGTCAGAAAGAACTCTACCGCCGATTGATTCGGAGGAATATCACGAGTAATTATTTCAACAGTTTTTCTTCCGCCGACAATACGCTCTCTGCGTTCCGTAACGGTATAACCGGTAGCGGCACGGATCAGTGCCTGTTCAACATCTGCCCGAACAAGCTCAGGGTTGTCGGCTATCAGTTGTCTGACTCCTTCAGAGCGCTCGATAATCTGTTGTATTGCCTTTTGCCGCTTGCTTTCGGATGTATTCAGATAGCATTCGACCAGACTTTGAACGGCATTCACTCGCTGTTCGGTATCAGCTTTTTTGTATTTGTCGAGATCGGTTGCAAGGCTGTTTATAGCCCTTTTGCGATTGCTTTTTCTCACAGTTTGCTCACTCCTTTCGGGCAAAAAGAAAAAGAGCCTTATAAGAGCCCTTATTCTGCGTTTGATTATGTTGACGTGAAATTATCCCACTTTGATTTTTGAAACGTTTTAAACGGCAATTAAAACGCTTTTATCGGCAAATATCCCGTTGGGATTATATCGGGATATGCTTCGCCATTCCGATTTTAAAAAAAATCAGATTACTTTGCGTATGTATACAGCCGTTCCGGTGGGGAGCGCATCGACCAACACCTTAGTTACTACACTTGTTTATATCGACCGCACAGGTTATCCTGTGCGACTCACCGTAAAGAGTGATCTCTATAACGGCTTTATGCTGTCTTCGGGAAAATTTCACGATTTTGTGCTCATAGCGTTTGAGATAGCCGCTGTCTATCTTTAGTACGCCGTTTTCTATGTGTCCTTTGCTGACCTTGAGTATATCGGGATTGCGACATAACCCGATGATATATTCTTCTTCGGTACAGGACAGGCACGTTGTTTTACTGACAAAATTGCCGACACCGTGTATCTTGCGAATGGTATAATAATCATCGGCTGTCAGGCGGTCGGTCTGAAAGAATATGTAACCGTCAAAAAGCGGTTTGATTTCTTCGTGCCATACACCCTTTTTGCGATACTTGTACAACTCTCTCGGCACATACGCTGTATAACCGAGTTCACGCATCGAGTACATAACAGTCGTTTCTGATCCTGATTGTACATATATTACATATATCATTCGCCGTCACCCTCTTTCTGCTTACTTCTGATATATGCGGCAAGCTGTGAGTACAGCTGAGGATTATCCTTAGCCATGGCGGCGAAGATGTCTTCCTTGAAAACATCATACGCCGCATCCATTGATGAGCGGTTCTTAGCGTCTGTGTCCCGTTTATATGTTGCCGCTTTTATCAGCGACGGCACTGCAGCGATCAGCTTTTCGGGCGGAACATCTTTCAGACTGTCATCGCTTAAATTCTGGATTGCTTCCATTACTTTATGGTTTGTTAATCGGGCAAGAGCCTCGGAAACATCAAGATCCGGATATTTGGCAAGCTCCTCGTTTATAAGGCGGAAGTTATTGCTAATGAGCATTACCTGCTCCAAAGAAGCATTCAGAGCCTGTGCATAACGTGCTACCGAAGATTTCGACACCTCATAACCGTTTTCACGGATGAAGTCTACAATGTCACTGTAGCGATATTCTGACGGGTTATTTATCATCATATCAACGGTTTCCCTGATGTCGCACGGCAGCTTGTCGACTTTACCTCTTTTACGATTACGTTTTTTCATAGTATCGCCTCCTTACAGATCTATGCAAGGATCTTCGATAGCACCGTTAACAAGCTGAATGCCCTTAGCGGTCAGCTTACCTGCAAGCTGTGTATAATCGTCGCCGATGCACTCTACAGCCTGTTCGGAACGTATCTTCACGAGCCGTATATATCCACCTTCAAGCAGATAATTAAGACTGTCAAGTGCTTCATTCTCAGCGATCTGAGGCTCAAGAGCGGCAGTTACATCTACGAGATTGACATAATCGGTACGGAGCAGATTGATTGCTCTGATCACAGCCCCATTGTTTTTTATAAACTTGTTTTTCCTGAGCTGATCTTTTATATTCATCAATTGCCCCTCCTGTCCTTATCGGCAAGATTATCTATCTTTGTTTC